CAATATCAGTTGCAAGGCAAATTTGCCCGCTTGTTGGGGCTGTTGTCAATGCCTGAAAATATTGCGATGTATTTGATACACCAGCAAATGTATTATCGGCAGTAAAGTGGGCATCGCTCGTCCAGTTGTTCTTTACTCCGGCAATCTGCTGTGTGACAAATTTTGCAATCTTGCTATAGTTTAGATTTGTCCAATAACTCTTATTTGGTGGTGTGTGATTTGTATGACCTGTGTGACACACATACAAAACCTTTGTTGTGTTGTCAAATACAACATCACCGGCAGAATATGTAGTTCCAGCGTCCCAAAGACCAGTCCAAACCTCAAGAGCCTTTGTTACCGTACTGCTCAAATTTGGATATGTATTTATACCATCACCAATTTTGAAAATTCCGGTATCACTTTCATATCCCATCTCATATGTATCTAGAATGGTTGTATTATCAGCAGCCCATGCTGCTGCTGTCTTTGAAATCTTGTTTGTGGTTGTTACAGCAATTGCAATTTCGCTAATAGATGGGACTGGAAGGTCATTCCATCCAGTCACTCCGTCCCCGATTTTAACAACTCCTACATCATATGCAATACCAATCTCGCCACTATTAATAACATAATTATTTGTCATCCACTGTGCAATCGTATATGTTGCTATTGTTGGTCCAGCGCCAGTTTCAAATGTAAAGCCATTAACTTTATCATCTGTATTAACATACATTACATTTGTTTCATTTATCTCATTGACAAGTTGTAGCAATTCATTATTAATTGCGTCGTGAAGTGTTGGGTCTTGTGCATCTCCCCATGCCAAAAGTGGGTTTGCAGATTGTGTCATTGATGAAACAAGAATTGGCGGAATTGGATTTGCCTCAATCTCCCAATAGTTAACTCTCAACATTCCAGTAGCACTAATTCCTGTGCATTGAACTTTAATCTTATGTGATCCGGATGGTACAGCAACTCTAATAGCGATGCCAACTAGGCATGTTGTCAAATTTCCTAAGCCGCTAGTATCAACAGTTTCTGTCAATACTCCGTCTACATAAATATCTGCCGTTGCGCCCTGCTTTCCTCCAATAAATCCGATATGGATATATCCGGTGTCAAAGTCTAGTGGTGTATCAAACTCAAGATATGCTCCTGATGTTGTTGTTGACCAAAATCCATTTCCGCTGCCTGATACTGGAACTTGATTATTTGTTCCCTGTGAAGTTTGTGCAGAAGCGTTGAATTCAACTTTATCCCAATCTCCCGTTGTAGTGATTGCTCCATAATCTTCTACATTATCAAATTGATAAACCTTAGCGGCCATATATCTATAAATAGAAGTACGCATTGCCTCTTTATAAGCACGCAATGCCGCCGTTGTTCTTCCCTGGATAGCATCATTTGTTCCCCACATGATATATGCCAATCCAGCATTTGGATAATAAGGCCATGCTCCATTTGGAACAAAATTTTGTAGAACGGTTACATAACTTGATGAACCCGTACTTTGTCCTACGGCACCACCTGATACAGCAATGTTGTTATATCCACCTTCCTGAACACCAAAGATTTCTTTAATCTTTCTTCCAGTATTTTCTTTTTGCTCAATTCCAATACCAGTATCATCAAGGAATGAGTGTCCAGCAATTTGAACATTAGACATTCCTGGCTGTGCAGCCTTGCCGGGAACACCCTGAGAGCCTGGGACTCCGTATCTAATAATGTTTTCAGTTGTATCAACTCTAGTTGTCATACGTCTGTTGCTCCCTGTCTAATTTCAAAATACCCACGAACTATTACTGTTTTTTCTGATCCTGTATCAATTAAAAGATCGTAGTTATAAATCCCTGGTGCAATAGCAGACATAACAGTTGATGAAACTGTTATGTCAAAAGTTCCAGTAAGCCCCGTCACTGTTATTTCAGAGGCATTTGATATATCTATAACTGCTGCATCAGAATATGCTGCGGTAAGCATTGTTGCTGGATACATCTTTCTAACCTTCATGTATGCGTCGTATCCAGTGACATTAATGGCATTGCCGTCGCTGTCCTGCCACACAAATACATATCTAAAAGTTGCATTTTGCTCTGCAATAATGTTATGCTCTGCCGCACCACTATCTGTTGTAATAATAGTTGACAATTAAATCACCCTTCTTAAAATATTATCACACAATTGTTTATTTATCACTCCCAAAAAACAGTGACATTTGCTGGTGTTCCAGATGAATATTCAACGAAAATTGGACCGTTGCAATCAATTCCAGAGCCAAATAAATCTGTCTTGCTGTCATTGGCAGCAACCTTTACCTGAACTAGAATATCTCCTGAAACATTGTTCTCTCTGAAATTTACTACACAGGCTGCTCCACCTGCCGAAACGTTATAACCTACTAATTTTGTTCTACCACCTGGGGTAGCAAAATCATCTGCTACGCTTGAACTATGCTGCATTTACTTACCTCCTTGATCTTGATTCTGGCCTCTTTCATTTCTTGTGCCATTCATATTTGCATCAGTTGTTGGTCCAGCCGCTGCATCTTGCCTTGATTTTGGTGGACTACCACTTACTGCATTATTATTTCCTATCTGCCCCCCACCTTGATTTCCAAATGGAGCCTTAGGCTGTGGAGGATTCTTCTTCTGATGCTCAAACTGCTTATTTGCAAGTTCAGCAGCGGCCTCGTCTTTTTCCTTCTGAATATTTGTTGGATAAGGCAGAACCTTATCTCCGTTCTGAATTGCTGTCTTACCAATTGCCTGACGTACTTCATTAGGTGTAAGAACCTCAGTACGCAAGTAACGGTCATGAATGCGAGACTTCAAATCTTCATCAATTAGGTCAATCTCAGCAAACTTGAACGATTTAAGATCAGAGAATTCTTTTACAATTTTATTTATTTTCTTACCAACTACAGTTTGATCTGGACCAATTACCTGTGTCTTAAATGTCTTATCAGCATCTCTTGATACCGCCAAATTTGCATTATCAAAAACGCCAATCTTACTTCCAGGCACTCTGTTTGCAATTGTAATTTCATCACGATTTCCTTTGCGATATTTATCGAATGATGAATCTTGAACCTTATTCTCAAGAGCCTCAAACTTAATATCAACATCCTTGCCCATAGTTGCTGGGATAGGGATGAAAAGTGTTCCGTGATTATTTCCTTTTACCTCGTTGCGGAAATAGTTGATAATCTCCTGCTTTGACTTCTGAGAAAGGTTGGCCCCTTTTAGGATAATTGCATATCTTGGAATACTCTTATTCTCAAAATAGTCAATGTTATATTCTTTAGCAAATTTATCTCCAATAATTGCGGAGATTGCTGAGACAGCAGATGGAACTCCATAATACCTATTTGTTGGAGAATATGATTTAAAATGAATAATCTCATTGGGCTGTGGGTCGCCGTTAATTGGATCGACGGTTTCAGAGTCCTGAAAGTTTCTAAAGAAAACCCATTTATTCCCGGCTCTCTGAATAAATCCATCTCTTGCTCTTCTTACTCGCATGAATACCGCAGGAATATGGCCCACATATCCAATGGTCCCATTCATGTTTCTACCAATTTCAAGATATCCATTTCCTACTGTTAAGTAATCAATCCATACCTTAATCATTGTTTCAATAAATGAATCAGATTTATTAAATGAATCAAACAGTTCGTTTAATTTATCCTCTTCTGATTGAAGATCGTCACGAACTCTCTGCATAGAATTTTCATTTTCTTTAGCAGTAGCCTTCTCAATCTTCTTTCTTGCCTTAGGAGTATCCTCCCAATCATAGCCAAGACCTACTGTATTCATAGTTCTAGCCATTACACATGCATTATGAACTGCACTTTCCTCAAACAAAGATGCTAGAAGTTCTAGATTATATGGAGGCTCAACAAGATCGAACATTCCATATCCGCTGATAAGTTCAGGCTCTGCAAATTTCGATCCTGTCCCGCCAGAACCCTTCATTCCAGACTTCGCTTCTGAAATAGACATTTGCTCAGACGGCTGTGCCTTTTGAAGTCTATAATATTTTGACTTCATTTTTTTCGTGCCCAAAGACGCTACATCGACAGGAGCCTTAAATGGATCGTTTTCATCCTTAATTACCTTCTCAGCAAATTGAGCAGAACTACTACTAAAGGCATCGTCAATAATAACTGTATCATCATCTTCTTCAACTAGCCTGGTTGTATGAGCCATGTTTACCTACCTCTTTGAATTTGCTTATATTGATCGACAACATCAGGTATCTTTCCATCAAGCATTCTTTCCATTTGATCATCTGCCTCAGAATCTGTAACCTGTCTGCTTCCAGGCATCCATATAGGCTCGCCCATTGCACCTTCAAGACCCATATAACTAATTGCAGCATTTTTCATTTTCTGCTCAATAATTGGATCATCTAGATATCCAAATGCGCTTAGAAATCTTCCCTCGTCATCACCTAGATAGGTTCCATCGGGCATTCTCCAAAGGCAAACACCCATAACATCCTCAACAATCACTTCTACATTCTTTAGAACTTTTCCCATAGATACATATTATCACACAAATGACCCAAAAAGGCAAGTTTGTCAGCAAATTTGTCGCCAAAATGGAAAAAACCGTACCAAAAACGGTACGGTTTGATCGAAAAAACGAAAAAAGCGGGCCTTTCGGCCCGCTTGTTATCGCTGTGGAAGTTCGCAAACACCATCTGGACAATCTAATGACATAAATTCATCAGTTGTCATGGCTTCTGCATCTTCATTTTTCTTTTTTACAACCTCTCCCCACGACTCTCTAGCAACAGGGGCGATTGGCTCATTCTCCCTTGAGCCATATCTATATACAGTAGTTCCCTTTAGGAAGGGAAGATACTCTAGCCAGATATCTCCAAATTCATCAATTGGAAAATCCTTAGCGAGATTAATTGTTTTTGATACTGCGTTGTCTACATGTGATTGGACAATCTTCTGCATCTTGAAGTGTGATTCCACAGGAACATCAATTGCAGATTGCATCAAATCTGGATACTTATAATAAGACTGTTCTACAACAATCTCTGTCTGCAACTCCCTGCGCCCATCCTTTGTTGGCTTAAAGAATCTTCTCTCATATACAGCAGGTGGCTCAGGCTCAATTCCTGATGAGCAACCAAACATCATTGCTGTTGTTCCAGTTGGAGGAACGTCTAGCAAGGCACAGTTTCTAATTCCATGCTCTTTGATTTTTGATCGCAATCCTCTCTTAAGTGTCTTTGAAAATCCATGATCCAAGAATCTCTGATCATAAGCAGGGAATGGACCTTTCTCAATTGCAAGGTTAATGCTTGCATCATATGCTGTATTCTTTATAAAAGAGAACAACTTATCAACAAATTCAAATGAGTCATCCCCGTCATACTTCATGCCCAATGACATTAGCATTGTGTGAAGTCCCATTACTCCCAGGCCAATACGACGAACATCCTCACAATTAGCCTTAATTTCTGGAAGGGGATAATGATTAACTGTAAGAACATTGTCTAGGAATCTAACGCCAAGACGTACAGACTCATCCAATGCATCCCAATCAACCTCCCCGTCAACTACAAAGTTTGGTAGAACCAAATTGCCGAGGCAGCAACATCCATATTCCTCTAGCCAAATCTCTCCACATGGATTGGTGCAAACCAACTCATGAAGATATGCAATGCTATTCATCTTATTAGCAAAATTACCATTCAGAACGCCTGGTTCGCCAGATTTCCAAGAATTTTCTACAATCTTATCCCACAAAAACTTTGCATTAATTGTTTTTCCAGTTGGAACACCATTGAATTCTAATTCAATTTCTTCATTATTACGAATCTTTTTAACGAAGTCGTCAACGTCAAAATCAATTGGGATATTAACTGAAATATTTGCATTGTTCAATTCATTAAGATCAAGTTTAACTTCCAAAAACTCATTTATATCTGGATGATTCACATTAAGTGCAAGCATCAATGCCATTCTTCTGCCGCCACCGCCGACAATAACATCTCCAACTCCATTGATCAACTGACCAAATGAAACAGAGCCTGTAGAATATCCACCAGTACCTTTAATTGGAAAACCTCTTCCACGAACGGGAGAAAGATTAATTCCTATACCGCCCATTAATGATGAGACAATTATAACATCGCTTACAGTCTTGCCCCATCCTTCTCTTGAGTCTGAAACTGGAAGGACAAAGCAGTTCAATAACTGCGCCTTATTCTTTCCAGACCCATACCAAATTCTCCCACCTGGGGAAAACTTTCCCGTTACAATTTGCTTGTAAAATCTATCTGTAAATATTTTCTGTTTATCAGAATCTTCTGCCTGTGCAATATGCTTTGCAACTCTCAGACTTCCCTCTTCCCAAGTTTCATCTTCGCTTTCAGCATATCTATCTTTAAAAATGGTTAGCCCCAATCCTGTAGGCTCCCAATGTTCAATAACTTCCTCCAATTCCTTTCTTCCTCCTGAGTTTAGATAAAAAAACCAAGTTCCCGCCGAAGTCAGGACTTGGTTTAGTAAATTTTGTTGTTTAATCATACTAGCACAGGAGGCTTTGAATTGCCATGCCATGAACTATACTTTTTCGTAAATCTTATCCCCAAGTATATCCACAATCTGCTGTGCAATATGTGCCCAAGTCTGTGTGTTGTGAATGATGCGTGCTGAGTTAACTGTCTTATCTCGTACTTCATCATAGTTGTTGTATACATACATCATTTGTTCTCTTAGATCATTCAAATCCGGCTCTGCCCACTCGCCAAGATGAATCCCCTCGCCCGGCGCTGTAGTGCTTTTTAACGGCACGGATAATTCAGCGAAGTCTCCGGTGCCAAGAGCATTTGTTGTGATCGTAGGAAGCCCTGTAGCGATCCCTTGAAATGGAATAAGTCCAAAGCCCTCGCCGTTTGTAGGATACACAAGGCAATTTGCCTTCTCAAACAATTTTGCAAGATCATAAACATCAAGTTGATTTTCAATCACCATGATTCTTTCATGTTCTCTTACGCTTTTATATTGTTTTCTTTTATCGTAATATCTGCAATCTGTTGGGCCATTAGATTTCATAATCAAGAATACATCGTCATTATCTCCAAAGAGTTCAAGGAATGCATCGACAACTCTTTGCCCGCCCTTCCTTTTTGTTGGAGAACCAACGTGAAGAAATATAAATTTATCTGTTGGGTATCTATTCGTTATCTTCCAAACCTCAGGATCAATTCCATGAGGCACAACACGAACAATATCATTCACTCCATATGTATCATAAATTTCTTTATTATAATTGCAAGGAGTCCAAATCTCATCCATCTTTCTCATCTTCTCAGGCCATGTAGAAGGTAGAACAGATGATTCCCAAGGAGTATATCCAATTCTATATTGGTCATTTATCCCGTCATAAAATTCGGGCTGGACGAATGATACAAATACTTTACATATATAGTCTTTGAACCATACACGGACATTTTTTTGATTAAGTGCCCTGATGGTTTCTACAGCAGCATATCCATACCCCATAGCGTCCCCGGCTGGGGGAGTAAACCACGATATATCACCCTTTGAATTCATATTCACTTCCAGTTGCCCAACTAAAGACTTTAACTTTTCGCTCTAAAAACTTATCAATAGTCTTAGAGTTAACTTCTTGAAATACCGGCCTATCGCAATATGCACATCTAGTTATTGCTGTAAATTCGTCATCAATTTCGAAAATTGAAATAAACTCTTGTTCAACAACAAGAAATCTTCCACAATCTTCACATTCCATAGTCGCAATAGGTTTCATCTTCCTATTATAGCATATGGAGCGCCCAGCAGGATTCGAACCTGCATGTATCCAATTAACCTTTCAACTCGTTCGTAGCGAGAGGGTATATGAACGCATTTGCGCCCCGACTAGGATTCGAACCTAGGACCTGACGGGTAGAAGCCGTCTGCTCTTATTCCACTGAGCTACCGGGGCATGGAACCGTAGACGGGATTTGAACCCGCAACTCCAAATGGAACCAGGGTGAAAACCTGGCGACTTTACCAAATTCGTCTACTACGGCAAGAACTTAAACTCTTTCATACCAATAATGTATCTTGCCACAATTAGGACAAGATACTGATACACCATGTATGGTAAATACAACTTCTGTCTCACATCTTACACATTTTACTTTATAAGCATTATCAACCAATGCTTGTTCATAATCGCTTATATATGTAATTTTTCTAATTAATCTTGGACTGCTCATATCAATTCCTTTTGGTAGGAGTGGCGGGATTCGAACCCGCATCCCCGAAGGGATCAGATTTTGAGTCTGACGTGTATACCAATTCCACCACACTCCCAAGATGGTCTAGTGTGAATAGACCTTGCGAATATAAAAAGCATGATAATGCTTAAGCAATTCTTCGCCTCTTACAAGTGCATCTTCATATGTTTCATGAACCTTCTGATCTACATAGTCTAGCCCAATACGAAGGGGATCAGACGTTGCTACAATTACAAATCCTTCTTTAATTGCCATCGAAGTTAACCTCTACAATATCAAATAGTTGTGGCATATACTCTAGCCACTCAACATTCTTTTCCTCTGCCGCTGCAATAAGTTCATGATAATGTGGCCCTACATAATCGTCATTATCGCCATCAATCATTCCCAACTGTCTTGCCAAATCCCATCCACGCTCATCATTGTCATATGAAAACTCCCCAACGGATGTTGAATAATCATAACTCTTTGAGTAAGACGACGTAGAAATGTATGGCTTGAAGAAATCCTTATACTTCTCTTTCAAAGCCTCTACAGCATCTGGAAGATTGGTAAACCCATTCTTTTCTACAGATGATCCTTCCCCGCCAACACTATAAATCTCATCATTATATTCAATACCACGATATAAAATAATATATGGCATGATTACCTCACTTATTTAGTTGAATCTCACGGAGAGCGAAAAATACAGACGCTCCGAATAGATAGATAATTGTTGCTGTTGATTCATTTAGAAATGCACTAAATCCAGCGGCAACAATTCCAACAATAAATAGAATTAGAAATACAGTATCACTTCGTACATCCATTTTTTTCTCTTTTCTACTTGTTTATAAAATATCGCTCCGGCTCTAGGATTCGAACCTAGCGCATCGTGGTTAACAGCCACGCCCCCTCGCCTAGAGGGGCCAACCGGAATGTGAATTTTATATCGAGCAACCAATCCAACTCGATATTGATACGGTCCTTTTGTTCACTTTCGTAGCCCCTATGTGCAACCACCGCACACTGAAAGTGCCGCACCTTCCCTCATAGATATGTTTTTCTATTTTACATCATAAAAAACAATTTGTCCACCTAAAGTCTCAATTAATATGGGCTTAATATAACAAATTATCTTATTTTGTCCTTCTGTATAACCCTCGCCTTTGTCATTAACAAGTCTTAATTCCGCTCCATACTTACCAGGAATTTCTAGTGATGTTGAAGTGGCAAATGGATCAGAGTCTAAAGTGCTCAAATACTTCATAAATGTATTGCATATTTTGGAAACTCTCTGTCCATTTGCCACTACCAACATGTTGTATTCCTCCACCAAGAATACATAGAAGTCAGCAGGATTTTGAAAATCTCTGTCAACCTCGTAGGCTCCCTCCATAAAGGAATTCCAACTCCAAGGTCGGATCATGGCAATTCCCAAATCTTGTCCAGACTCACGAAATTTAATCTGCCCGGCTAGTTTATCGCCGGACGATATTTCGGCCCACACGTCAATTTTTAGGTGCCTATCCTCGACCCCCGTGGCTTGCCACCAGTGTACCACGTCGCCGCACTCCGGAATTGATTTTATTTGATCTTTGAGCAAATCTATGACAAATGATTCCTTATCCTTGCCGATAGAGATTCGCTCATGAAAGTCTAACTTATTTGTTTGCATTTGGTGACTTATACCCCGGCAGTTCTTCTCCATACCACTGATAAAAATCTTCCGCCATTTTTAGGATGACGCCCTTGCCAACTTTTGCGGTTCCTGTGCGCTGTGCATCACGTTCAATGCATGTTTCGATATCTTCATTTAGAAATGTATCAATAACAACAAGTTCAACCTTCTGATCATCTGTAATGCCATAAATTGAATTATGCTCATAAACAATATCTTCAAATTGTTGTATCATTCGTGGTGATAAATTTGTATCATCACATACAACAGTTCTGCCACGCTTCAACGCTTCCTTAATAATAAAGTCTCTAGTTGAGAGAACCAACTTCTCGTTGCTCTTAGAAAATACTGAACAGTCCATCATAGCACGAAGATCGTCCTTATTAACTCTCTTCCATCCGTCGCTTAGAACATGACTCTTTGCCCATGTTGACTTTCCAGATGCTGGAAGTCCTCTTGTGATGATAAGTTCAAGCATTATACACCCCTAATTACTCTTATTAGACTGTTAGCAAGTTCAATGTCCATCGACTCTGGAAGATCAGACGGAGTTGCGTCAAAATCTGCAATCATCTTATCAAACAGTTTTCCAAATTCCTCTTGATCTGTCGCCGCCAACTTTCCGGCATAGCGACACAACACAGCCTCATCCTCTGTAAGTCTTACCCTAAGTTCTCCTGTTTCAAGAGCATGTTTACCTTGAATAATTAAACGGCAGCAATGACGACCATGCTTTTCCTGTCGCTTTTTCAAGTCTGCCCCGAAATCACCACGACGAAGCAAACGTTCCTTCTGTTGATTGGCATATCCACCATAAGTCTTTCTAATTCTTTGAGACAGAAAGTCTTGACGATATACCACCAAAAGACTTCCTAATACTGTTTTAATCGTATAATCATCAAGCCAAAGAAGTTCCATTACAGTAGGATTATTTGCTACACAAAGTTTTACAAACTTATTCAACTCATGATATGTAACGTCTGGATCGTTGGTTACGATTGATTCCTTGCCTGGATTGAGTGAAAGCATTTCATGATTTGGTCGTAGAAACACTCCTAAACGATCTTCGTCACTATCAGAATGAGCAAGGCCGTATGCAGTTGAACCAACAATTCCTTCTAGAATTTTATTCATCCAAACGCACCCTCTTCCTGCCTTAGTCGATCAATAACTACAGCAATATCTTCCGCAAATCTATCCGCTGCCTGCACTTCCGCCTCAGCCCCACGATATGAATATGCTGGGAAGTCGTATGTAGCAATTACCCTTCCAGTGTTCAAATAGATATCAACTGATGTTCCATTGCCATTATTTTGCTTACACGTTGCATAAAATTTAATTTCCATAATAATTCCTTTGAGCATCCGGCCGGATTTGAACCGACGAAAAGCGGGTTTGCAATCCGCTGCATTTGTCCGCTCTGCCACGGACGCATATTTAAAAGTCCGGAGTCAAGGAATCGAACCTTGTTCGCATGTGTATAAGACACGCAGGATCAACCAGACCCGTCCACCCCGGATACTATATATACCAATTATTGTCTATTGATGTTTTAATTCTATGACAGTTGGCACATCTTATTTCGCACTTATCAACTTCTTCAAGAATATCTTCCCACGAATAATTTAATCTAAAT